AGTAAAACTACTAAAGGAGCTTAGCTCACCGAAGTCCCCTCCCCTGAAAAGGAGGGGATTGGTCTGCCAACCAGTTGTAGAACTGTCCTCATCTGGTTCACAGGGTCTAGATCCCGTGTATTATAAGTACATCAGGAGGACACCACCCATGGCAATCAATTACGAAATCAAGTCACAACTGGCCAAGCTTCTCGCCACTGAGGACATTGTGGTTGAGAACCGAGATGTACAGACGGCTCAGTTTGATGTTGATTCCCGTGTTCTGACACTTCCTAAGTGGAAACGTGCATCCAACAGTGTCTATGACATGTTGGTTGGTCATGAAGTTGGACACGCACTCTACACTCCCAACGTAGACCCACCGAAAGATATTCCCCACTCCTTTGTCAATATCGTTGAGGATGCCCGTATTGAGAAGAAGATGAAGCAACGGTATCCTGGTCTCTCTAAGAGTTTCTACAAAGGATACAAAGAACTGTCTGATGATGATTTCTTCTGTATTGAAGACCAGGACCTGAAGACGATGAACCTGGCTGATCGTATCAATCTGTATTACAAGATTGGTAACTTTGTTGATCTTCCTTTCACTGAGGAGGAGATGGATCTTGTTCGTAAGGTAAATCAAACTGATACTTTTGGGGATGTTTGTGAACTAGCACGAGAAATTTACAAATATTGTAAGTCTGAAACTTCTTCTACTGACCAACACCAACAACCACAAATAGAATCACCTAACGGTCAACCTGGTGACTCTGTAGAGAGTCCTGAGGGTTCCTCTGGTAGTGATAGTCATGAGGAATCTGAGGGTGAGGAACTTGAGTCTGAGGACCAAGAACTGGATACTGAGAATGAACTAGAACAGGAAGGTGGTGAACCTGAAGCTACCACTGACAAAGCCTTTGAGGATGGTATCTCTGAACTCAATGGTATGGACAACGGTATCGACAATGTGTATGTCGAAGTTCCCAAGGTCAATCTCGATAAAATTATCATCACTAACAAACGTGTTCATGAGGAGATTGATTTGGCTTGGCAACTTCAGTCCATGCCCATGAAACACACTTGTGAATATACTGGTAGGGTTACTGAACACAAAGCTGACTTCAGTGTAGCTGATACGGCATATCAAAAGTTCAAGAAATCAGCTCAACGTGAGGTGAACTATCTGGTCAAGGAGTTTGAATGTAAGAAGTCAGCTGACGCATATGCTCGAGCCACTGTGTCGAAGACTGGTGTTCTTGACTGTACTAAACTCCACACTTACAAGTACAACGAAGACCTATTCCGTAAGGTCAGTGTTCTTCCTGACGGACAGAATCACGGTCTCATCTTCATTCTTGACTGGTCTGGTTCGATGGGAACCTGTATCTTGGATACCATCAAACAACTGTTCAATTTGGTATGGTTCTGTAACAAGTGTAATATCCCCTTTGATGTTTATGCTTTCACCAACTCTTACCTCTGGAATAGTGAGGATGAAGCAGTAGAGAATAATTCAATGAATTGGGAGAACAACAAACTCTTTGTTCATAAGGATTTCAACCTTCTTAATCTTCTGACTGGTGATGTCAAACGGAAGGAACTTGAGAAACAGATGTTGAGTATCTGGAGAATTGTTTACAATATGCGTCACTGGTGTAACTTTGAGATTCCTAATGGTTATGGTCTGTCTGGTACTCCTCTGAATGAGACACTCGTTTCTCTTCATCAGATTATTCCTCAGTTCCAGAAGAACCATGACCTTCAGAAAGTTCAATGTGTGATTCTGACTGATGGTGAGGCAAACCACCTCCCATACTGTAAACCTTGGATCTCTACAAGAGATGGTGAAGAACGAGAAGGAACATCCAATCTGATTCGTGGTCACTCCTATCTTCGTAATCGTAAGACAGGACACACTTACAAGGTTGGTGATTACTTCTACCAGTTCACTGAACTTCTTCTGACTGACTTGAAAGAATCTTTCCCCTACACTAACTTCATCGGTATCCGACTTGCTGGAGCTCGTGACATCAATCAGATGGTCCGTCGTTACACTGGCCAAGATTCTGTCAAACAAGTTAAGAAGGACAAGTTTTTCTCACTGAAAACTTCTGGTTATGATTCTTATTTCTTGATGGTTGATCAATCTCTCTCCAATGAAGTTGAGTTTGATGTTGAGGAGGGAGCGACCAAAGCCAAGATCAAGTCCGCTTTTGC